TCTCTTGAACATGAACAAAGGAAAAAAAGGCATACGTACGATAATTTCATATCTTAAATTTTTGCACAACAACAGGTGAAATTATCGTACCTCTTTGCTCCAACCATTTTCTTGAACCGTCATCATCGGAAAATTGGCACATTACAATTCCATTCAGTTCCAAAATCTCTATGCTGATTTCAGTTAACGGAGGTTCGGCGTTTTCCCGGCATGCCCGTTCAAATATCGCGTTCTCTTCGGCGAGCATGTCGCTTATGATTTGTTTCATGGCCGTTTGGGCAACCCGTGCCCTTGCATCGGCAACGATGTTCTTTTTATAGCCGTCTCTTTTAAAAAGATTCTTAATCATTTTCAACAGTTTGAACATCCCGCTTCAAAGGCTACTGTACCGAAGTCGGGAATGTCTAAGTTATATTCGATTGATTCGCAATTCGTGGTGCAAAAATTCAAGAACACTTCCGTGCCGTAAATCTGCTGAGTAGGTCTTTCCACACGCCCAAATCTTACAGTTGGGTTTTGGGCGTTTAACTTGTCCTGCAATTCAAATAAAACATCAAAGTTCAGCCCCGCGTTTTCTCGTTGGACAATCAGCCAGGGCAGATAGTAAACCTTTGGAGTTGAACAGTCATCCGTCGTTGCGATAACCGTTTTGCCGAAGTATTTCAAAACACCGTCCAGTATTTTTTCGGTGTCAATGTAAATCTGATTGACCGTTCTTGCTTCGCAGCCCCTATGTTTTATCGTGGTGCATTCTTCTTTGTACTTGTCTAAAACCGACAATTGAACCCGGTAACACCTCCTGAAAATGTCGCCCATCGGGGAATCCTTCGATTCGCTGTACGCCTCAAACATTGTAAGGATAGGCCATTCAAAGGAAATTGAATTCGGATTGTACTTGGCATTGTGCCACCTTCTTGACCAAAAAAATGGATTGTCTTTATCGGTTGGAACGGCACCTAAATTGTCTTCCCCGACCTCTGTGCCTCGTTGGCGCTGCAAAACGCGAAAAGCCTGCGGCTGCAGGCATGGGGTGCTTTGCGGATAAAGTTGCGCGGCGTTCTTCCCTATTTGGAAGAAGTCTTTGAGCGTCAGGTCAGTCATTTATCATGCACTTGCGTTTTCAACACTTATCAAAGATACAACGGTTTCAAAATTAGCCCTGCATGCACTTTCGTAAGGCGACATATTAGGGCTGTTGAACCATTTTTTTTCCATCAAAAGAAGGATTAACCCTCTCCACCCAACTCGACTAAAGACCTTTTCGTTGTGAGCCTGCGCTCTATCGAAAGCAGCCATTTCAGACTTAATATCTCCGCCAGAACTTTCGAACTTTCTTCCCTCAAAAAACCAAACATATCTTTTGTGCCTTCTAAGCGCGGCGAAATACTCCGAAAAAAAAAAGACACATTCAGGCAGGTTTGGGCATCTAATTCCCAAAAGTGTATCGCCCTGTCGTTGATCCATTTTTCCCTATCGCCGTCGTTAACCGGTAAGTGTTCCCCCTCTTTCTTGTACATTATCGCGCACATTTTCAAAAACTCTGTACACCTTAGTGTACCATCCGAGTCGCCTAATTTTTCGGTTTCCGCCTCAATAATCTGATTTGCTTCTTTCACTAATCCAGGATCGGCCCCGTGTGTTTCGGCATGCTCCGTGACCAACTCCATTATTTTCCTTTTTAAACTTCCGACCGGGTCCCCGACTGCTTCGATCTGCTGGCTCGTGTGCCTCTGAATTTCCGCTGCCTCAATGGCTTCAATCGTCTGAACGTCTGGCAAGATAAGTTCACCAGCTAATGCCTGTTTTAAAATCACCGGCATTACATAAGTCTCACCTTTGTATTGAAAACTGTCTGTCTCGTTGGGTATCCTTCCTAATCCATCGGCAACCATTTTAGAAGCATAAGAATATAAGCCCCTTAATGATCCCTCCAACCCCTTAATATCTTTTCCGTACAGATTTCCCGATGTTTGGGATAGTATCTCATCCATCGGGATTTTGTAGAACGCCTCGACGGCCTTAGCCATGATTTCGACGTTGTTCACATCATATCCAATCTTTCGCTGTTCTACCAAAAAATCAACATACCTCGGAAGTGGCAGTTCCGAAAGGGAAGACGGCGCTTGTATCGTCCTTGAAAACCCCTTATTTGATTTTAAGATTATTTCAATCATTCAGCCTTACCAGTTGTCCTGCGAGTTGCCGGTGTGACTTTTCAGCGGAATATGTAATTCCTTCGGCGTCGAAGAACGCTTTGATTTGCTCGGGGGAGTATTTCCCCATAATATCAGACGTAGAAGGCTTTTCCAAAAGGAATGCCTTGTTTACTGGGTTAGTATTTGCCACAACTGGATTACTTACCACAACATCTTTTTTTACCTCCGGGCTGGATAATTCTTTGGGCTCTGACGGACTGGATACCGGCTTGAACTCCTTGCGGGGCTTCGCTGATACCGGCGTAAGCGAAGCCGCTTGCTTTCCCACAGTTGGTTTGAATTCGCGCATCTCCCTGGGTTCACCCTTGTTTACGGTTGCCGGCCGAACCGATTTAAGTTTCGCAACTGCCAGCATACCTTCTCGGCCAAAATGCTGAGTAATGTACCCCTCCATTGACCTGGTAGCGGTATGCGAAGGGTTTTTTTCTTTTTGTAGCCGTTCGTAAAGGGCTAACGTTTGTTCAAGTATCGTCATTCGATTGTTTTTATATCCTGCTCAATGGCGGGAGTTTCAGTTGTGATTGAGTGAAGAACAGGCGCTCGTTCGTACCGTTTTCCGTTATAGGTTCCCTTTCGTTTCATCTTGATTCCGGTAACAATGCCGTCGATCATCTCAATAAATTTAATGTCAGATATTTTAATCGAAAAACTCTTATTTTCGTTCATATCATTCAATGAAGTGGCCTTTCGTGAGCAGGCCTTTTTAACGATTCAACTATTTTAAAATACCTCGACATCAAAAATAAATCCGAAAAATCCGGGCTTCTCCCTAACGCCTCGACAATAAGTTCTTTTTTCATCAGGGTTAACTTTTCATCCGTGTCAACTTTACCCCTCTTAATTTGGGCTAACTCCTCTGAAAGCATCTCCCTGTCTTTCTCGTCCGTTACCGCCCTGGCCCACATTTTACCCTCGTTCAGATCGCTTGCTAAGGCATACCCACATTGAGCCTTTAAATTAGCATAATCTGTAACTTTATCGTACTTTCTTTTCAACGGGGATGCGTTGCCGTGAAAGGCAACCGCCCCGGGAATGAACCCCCCCTTGTTTCCGATGAAAGCGCCTACACCATCCGCGTCATAAAGTATATTTGACGCTCTTATGCCGTGCTTTGCCTGTAATCCTTTCGCTTTTGTGATTATTTCTTTCCCACCGCTTTTCGGCATCCATGTGTGATCCACCAAAACATCCCCGTAAAAAACGCCCATCCTAAAAAGGTCTGATCCGTACATCGCCGCATCTATCACTAACCTTTTTTTCGTTTCGTCGGTACGAAGGTAGTCATTTGTAAACAAATCGACAATGGCATCATATTCTATCAACGCTAATGGGTCGTCTTCGTAATCCCAATTCCCCAAAAGTAGCCGTTCCCTGGCCGATCCTGTTAAGCCCTCCAGCCGCTCTTTGTACCCGGCGTCAACTTTTGTGTTATCCGTTACAAAGGCCTGGATGAACACCCTTCCTGGAAGAAGATTCCCCAAACTCCAAGGCCGGTAAAAAATGCTATACATCCAATTTCTGGCAGGGTTCGCCGTAATAAACAACTTCCCGTAAATCCCATATTCCTTATTTAGGTGCCGGCCTATACTCATCCTGCCGATTTCGTAAGCCTTATAAGCAACCCCCCCGCCTTCCTCAATCCAACCTCCGGTGTATTCAGTCGAGCCAAATCCGTCATATTCCGCGTCGCTTGGCTTGTGCCGTAATTCTATCCCCCCAATAAACGATCCATTACTAAATTTTATCGTCACTTCGTTCTCGTTGATGTGAAAAAACGAAACTGGAATGTGATGCTTTTTGCAGACTTTCCTAAACGTCACCAACGTGGATTCCCTGATCTGTTTTAAAAAGTGTCTGCCTACGTACCATCTCGTTTCGGGGTAAGAAAGACAAGACCAAAGCAACCACTCACAACCAAGCCAACTTTTTGCCCCGCCCTTCGCACCTCCGTAAAGTAGTTCAGAAACCGAATGATTTGTTAAAATCTTCATGGCCTCTTCCTGCTTAGGGAGCAAATCCAGAACATCAAAAATGCCCGCCTTAAAGCAGTTGCATTTCATCTGTATCACATCTTCATGTGTCAGCATTTCTCATTAGTCGAAGTATTTCGGCTTGCCTTTCCAGGCTTAACTCCGAAAGCGGGTTAATGCTTTGCCCCTTGCTTGTTACGTCAACGGCCTGTGCCGGTTTGCCGTGCGCCCTGTCCAAGTTGTCGCTTATTACCTTATCCCACTCCTTATCCGATGCTATTGCCAACCTTCGAGCTGTCCTTCGTATCAGTACCGCTACGTCCTTATCCTCGGCCAATTTCTTTAGGTCATCCATTGTCAGGTTTAGCAAAACTGAAATCGCCTCCGAGACCTGGTTCGGTGTAATTACCTCTACGCCGTCCTCTTTGAGGTCAGCAATGATTTTTGAAGTAAGTTTACGGGATGGCCCGGCTGGGTTTAGCACGTCGCCTTTTTCTGCCAATGTCAATGTCCCGCCGTGTGCCTGCTTTACCTTTCTCATCGTATCTAAACCGTATCTAAGTTCGTTTTGTTGTTCCCGTAAAACGTTTCTACATTCTGCCTATAAGCCTTAATTACGTTTTCCAAATCATACGGCGCTTTGATATAATCGTGGATTATATCATCCGTTCTTCCCCAAAGCCTTTCTGGAAAATGCTTTTTGATAAAACCAATCTTTTCGTTTGACCCCAACTTATTGTATAGAGGCGAGGTTATGGAAAGCATGTATTTATCGTCTCCTATTTTGCTCCGATTGAAAACGGCCTGTTCCATAGCCGCTGCTGGAGATGATATTTGAGACATTATCTTTGCTACGATATTCCTGCCGACGTATTGCGGTTTGTGCTTGTGCAGGTATTCCCGAACATTGAAAGCGTTCACCGGTTCGCCTTGCATCGGTGTGAAAGGCATGGGGACAAAGTGGGTGCATGTGATAAACACATGAAGTTTTCGCGGCTCGCTATCTGAAAGAGACTTATCCACGATCTCGAATAAGTCGAGCAACTCCTTGAAATCAACGTCCTTTTGCGTCTCCCAGGGATACCCGACAACACAATATAGTTTAAGGGTAGCAACCTCGTGTGCGGTTTGCTCGAAAAACCTATGCAGCGTTTCTATTATTTTAAGATTCGTAATGTTTGCCCGGTTTACTGTCCTTCTTGCTCTTTCTGTGGCCCCGTCAATAGCCGTAATGTTATGATTGTTCTGCTTTCCGCCTTCCCTGCCCCAATCAATTTCTGCAATTGTATTCTCACAATCGTTTAAACCGGATTTATACCCAATCAATGCATCGTCTTTTACAAACTTGTTTTTCCATGTGTATTGACAAAAGTAACACTTTTTCCTACACCCCAAGTGCGATTCCTGAAAGCCAGATAATCCCTTTGGGCCTTCGCCATGCTGAATCCCTTTTGTGTCAATCCATCTTTTCAACTGGCCTATTTCATACTTTCCGGTAAAATCTTTGTCGTTATTATACCAAACATTTTCTATTGGTTTGCCTGCAATAATATCGGCAATGGTGTTTTCCCCTCGCCCGAAACAAACAGCGTATGCCATATCCCGGAAAGGAATAGCGTTGCTCATTCCTGCACCGCCAAGTATTAACTTGTTTTCTATTCCTTTTTTGAACCTGGTTTTATTGGAAATAAGGTTATACGCTTCATAGTATGAAACTAAAGAAAAAACGACCTTATCGACCGTGTGCGCTGTTTCAGGCGAAACATACCCAACCTCATGCCCGGCTTCTATACATTCATCTATGATTGCCCTGAATCCGATATGTTTAATATCATCGAATGCAGTGCCCTTGCTAATCTGCCTGAATCTGACCTGTTTGTCGAGTATGAGTACGCCTATTTTGCCCATTGGAAACCACATTTAGGGCATTTACATTCTGCTACGCTGTTGTCCTTAATTGACCCAATTGCATCATCTAAAGAAAAATCAGGGCGCTTGCCGCCGAATCCATCATCTCCGTAAATGCCGGATGGCTGATCCCATACGTTTACACCCCAATCAATCAACTGTTCCGAATCCCAATCATTACTAAGCGGTTCCCAGTCCCAGTCCCCAAACCCGACGTTATCGGCTATAATAAACCGCCTTTGTTCTTCATCCGTAAGCGTGTCAGCGCGCAAAACAGGTATTTCCTTCATGCCTGCTTCAATGCAAGCCCTTAGCCGCATGTTGCCGCCCAAAACCATCATATTGGCATCCACCACAATAGGACGGATTTCCAGCATTTTAGGGAACTCCCTAACCGATTGAACGAGTTTTTTAAACCGCTCGTCTTTTATAACCCGTGGATTGTCCGGGTTTATTTTTATCTTATTCGCTTTTACGTATTCTATTTGCACGTTATCAGATTGTTATTTTTTTGGTCGCCGGTGGAAAACTAATTTTGTTTTGCAAAATCCGTTGTTTGTGTAATTCCTGACTTCTTAATTTTCAAAAT